GACAGAAAGCAAGTGATGAAGTGGTTACTTGAAGGGAACGAAAAAAAATGGACAAAAAATCGCATTGCAATCGGGGCCTACGTTGATAGCGAATCAATCATCGCGGACGCCGAACAACGCATCGCGCCACCCGTTCGTCACGATATCGACTGGAACATGGCAGCAATCGCCAGTGGCCTCGTCTGTCTGATCGCGTACGTTTATTTTTTAACTTAGGTAGGTGGCTCACCAACCACGGCACGAGGCTAGGGATCTCGAGGGGATAGCTGTGGTCAGTGAGCCTAGGTTTGAGTATAGCGCATCGCGGCTCAGGGAACATATTAAACGCCGTTTATGTATATAGGAGCTGAAAATAAAAATAAAAGTTTTCTCTTCATACAGGCGTAACCAGTGTAACCATGTAACTTTGCTATCTCATCCCTGTGTATATAGGGTTCTCAGAGGTAACACAAGTATCAAACCAATATGTAACGTACAATAAGTTTATGTAACCCTAGGTGCAAAAGTGCGTTAAGCGGGTCTGAGATTTTTTTCTTTAAAAAATAATTCTGAGACTGCATATACAGTAGGGGCTTTTTAGGCCAAAATGATAGGGTAAGTCACTCTAACTAACTGGAATAGTAATGCCTACAAAAGAAACATCCAAGTTCGTCCCTGAAGTCGTCAAAAAGACACGGGGTCGGCCCAAGTCCACTAAAAACCAACCTCTGACTCGAAAACAAGAACTGTTCGTTAAAGAACTGGTATCAAAGGACGGCCAAATAACTATGCGGGAGGCTGCTATCAATGCGGGCTATCCCGCCAGTTCTGCTCACACTCGAGCGTATGAACTGACCAATCACCATATTAGTCCTCATGTCGTTTACGCCATTAAAGCGTATCGACAAGAACTGGATGAAAAGTTTGGCGTTACCTATCAACGTCATCTTCGAGATCTGCAATCAATTAGAGATTTGGCACTAACCAATGGTGCGTATTCAGCAGCAGTGCAGGCTGAGTATCGCAGAGGCATGGCGCAAGGGGACATTTATGTCAGCAAATCTGAGATCAGAACTGGCACTATCGACAGCATGAATAAAGACGAAGTTATGAAAGCACTTCAGGAAATCAAGGAATCTTATGCGCCCATCACTATCGACATTACTCCCGAAAGACCGAACAATTCCTCGAACCGCAACAAAGCTAGAAAGCGACTTGTGGAAAGTGATGAAATTAGCACTGGCGAAGAGTCCGAGAAATTGGAAAACGACTCGGATTGAAACGTGGGCTATGCCCGGGGTTCCCGATGTTTTAGCGTGTGATGAGCAAGGACAATTCCATTTTATTGAGTTGAAAGCTACTAAAGGAAATGCAGTCGACTTGCGACCACATCAGGTGGCTTGGCTAAGTAACTACGGTTATTCCAGCGTTTGGGTATTGGTCAGAAAAGCCGCGACTAAAACTCAGCCTCAAAAGATATATCTTTACCATGGTAGTTCTGCTATGGATTTGAAAATGGAGGGGTTAAGCGTTAAGCCTATTTACTATGCTGAAGGTGATTTTGACTGGGAAGTCATACTAGGCTTGATCTCTCCTATATTATAGTATAAAATCCCATAGGTCATTGGGCAAATCTGGCCTAATTAATTGGAGCACATTATGATTGATAAAACCCAACCGATGGATGAGTTGTTTCTTGAATACGAGGCGGAACTTGAGGCCAAAAGCAAAGCGTATTTAGCATCACCTCAATGCGCTATTGATGACGATCGAATGGCCGCTAAATTTAAATTAGAAAATGATCGCAGGCAAGCATGGGAAGATAGCTTAACGCCCGAGCAGTGGCAGCAGCATTTTGGTGATGAAGATGAGGATGAAGACTAAAGTCCAGGCTTGACAATATCGCATACCACTTGGTATGCTTTTCGAGTCAGCGGGCAAAAGCTGACTTAACTAATTGGAGTACAGTATGAGTAAACTAACAACAGATGATGAAGTCCTAGCACTTGCTGAAAAGATCAAAAAACAGCGCGTTGTAGATACAGTGTACGCAGAAGCCTATAAAGAGGTAGTCAAAATAAATAGTGACGACTATATAGGCAGTATTTGTAATCTAGAGATAACGTGTAATACAAGGTCTAAGCATGGGATAGGTGCATACCATATCCCCTTACCCGACGAGATGGCGCATGATCTTATCCACTTCGTGCAAGACTATATTGCGGATAAGGAGGACGTATGAGTACACTTACTAAGAATGACGCTTTACTTTATGCGTATTTAGACGTTAGCCAAATTATTACGTCTATTAATAAGTATGGAGAGTTAGGGTGTGATGTTGATGCGCTAGAGGCTACTTTAGATAACATCCGCGAAGTTTACGATGGAACAACACCGCTCGAATATTCCGAAAATGACGGGGATGATGAACCGCCTATAGGGGATCGGACGTTTTGGTTAGATGAAAAGGGGGCATTATGTTACACCGCATATTAAACAGCGTAGAAGAGGTTGAGTTTATTGAGTGGGCAAACGATAACTATCAAGCGAACCAACCCATCGACCGCGAGCTTTGGCATCCAGTAATTGTTAAGCGTTGTGATGAAATAAATGATTCACCCGATCATTTGGTTCGAGTGTCTAACCCACTTGAGGTGCAATCGTGAAAACAGTCCTGCACGTTAACCAGCACAACATCAAGGCAAATAACAAGGGCGCGGATCTACCTGTATTGACTGTCAAAGATTATCGCCAGAATAGAAAATGTAATGAAGCGGTATTGAAAGACGACAATGGCATCATCATTGCAAGGCTTGTTTACAGTCCAAACAAACCCCTGTCTTGTGGGGCCAAGGTCTGGCTTGAAACTGAATTAAATGTAGAAACTTTGGAGATGTAATGTATGTTCTTTTTGTTTAAGATGTTTGCCCAATTAAAGCACGGCCCTGCCGCTGTCAAAGAGTTTGAAGAGCAGCAAAGACGGCCCTCTTTAAAGCAGCAATGGCGACCAAAGCAGAAAATAGCTAGACGTAGAAAATAGCCTAATTAAAAATTCCCCTTGCCCACTTCGGTGGGCTTTTTATTGTCTGTTTGCATTGTATCTACAATACAGTTTATAATGCTCAAGTCGGCGGGCAAAGCTGGCCTAACCACTTGGAGTAACGTTATGGATATTATGATTGTTGGTAAAAAAAGAAAAGACGGCAAATACAAAGTTAAAACCTATTTTGAGGGTGGCCCCAACATGTTTGGCGGTCGCGACCACGGGCAGTGCTACACTGGCCTAAAGACGCCTGAAAAGGTATTTGATTTATTAAATCACCCTACTTTGGGAACCGCCTCCAATATGGTTGAGTTCTATGCAAACGAGGGCAGTAACGATGTGTAATACCTGCTCAACTAAATGCACGACTAAAGTGACCCAATATGTCCCACGAGGTTACGGGTATAAAGAGGTGACGATGGATTGCGGGAACACTGGCATAAATGGCGATGAACTTCGCTGCGAGCGGTGCGAGAATATTAAGCCATGGTACATCTGCGAATGCGGATCTGACATCAGCGAATATGACTGCCCCCGTGGCTGCGGAGAGCAATGATGACTAATTTAACTTTGGCGTTAAAAAATAAAGACTATATGGCGTTCGATGACGCTACGCTAGTTCAGATAGCAGCGTTACTGGCTGAGTCTTCTAATAAGATTCAAACGTGGGCTTTTATCCAATCATGTTTAAACGAGTTGGTAGAGGCCCATGAGGAGGGCTTAGTTGAGCAGCTAGCCCAACACGAGCAAGACGAATTGTTTGATTAGATCAATTTAGGAGTGTAGCCCATGATAACGTTGGACAAGGAAAGCTTGTTCAGTAAAGCCCGCCAAAGTGCGGGTTTTTTAATGCGCGTTTACTTTGTGTCACAAATCATCTACTATATCTGTGTCGGCGGGCAATGCCGACTAAAACTAACTATTTTGGAGTAACTTATGAAATTTATTAATACAGACCATCAGGCTGGTAATGATCATTGGGAATTGCGCGATGGCGATAATCAACCCGTTGAAATAGGGCGTATTGTTGAAAGTTCGCGCCGTCACTTAAACCCCGAAGAGGATCAACGATCCTTTCAATTAGAAGGCGGAACCTGCCCCCAACGTCCTAGTAGTAGTGGCAAAGTCCACGGCTTTTGGGTAGAGGATAGGGCCAGCGGTAACCCCGTCACTAATGGCGAATATTATCCTCAAGTGTTTGGTTTAGAATGGCATCAGGTATCTGAACCTGAGACCCAACCTGAGACCCAACCTGAGTCACCCAGCGGCCAGCTAATTGGCGTCATTATTACGGCGATGATTAATGATGGTATTAAAGCCGCGATAGGTGACCTGATTAAACTTGAGATCGACAAATTGCGGGAGGAGCTTGTGACCTCTATTGAGAACCTTGAAAACACTTTAGAGGATCAAGCCAGCGAATATTTAATTGCGGATGAACATGATTACGTAGAGTCGCACGATTTGGAAGACGCTATTAATTCCGAGCTCGATTCTAGGTCATGGGATATCGACGATCATTCAAGCGAAATCCAAGATCTAATGACTACTAGTTTACAGTCCGAAGTTCAAACCATTGTTCAGGATATGGTTCGAGAACGTGCTTTTGTTGTCTCTTTAAATCCAGAGTAAAGCTTGAGCATAACCAAACAGCCCGCCCCGTGCGGGCTTTTTATTGCCTGTTTGCATTGTACTTTGTCTCACAAATCATTTATGATAACTTTGTTGGCGGGCAATGCTGACACAAACTAACTGTCTGGAGTGTTTAAAATGAACAATAGATTACTCAACGAACTGCAAAAACATCAACCCGAGCGGCCTTTAATAGAGCGTCACAATATAGAGCGGCAATTTGTGCCAGCCTATATTGAAGTATTGACTCTGGCATTATGCGGGCTTGTTATTATCGCGGGCATATTTGGGGGTATTGCATATGCTTAAGCTCATTTCTATTAGTGCAGCCTCGAAAACGCGAGGCATCGCCACGACCTATAGAGCAGGCGCGGGCGATCAATTCGGCACTTGCCCCAAGACGTGCGAGCTCAACCCGTCAGGCGGCGGATCAAGTGAGATCGATCATTTATATTTTGATGCGCTGTTGGCTGCAGTGCCAAACAAGGGCGCGGCTTTTACCTACTGCCATTTTGATTATGTTGATTGGTCAAATAAAGCGTTACCATTGTCGCCCCGTAAAACGGTCGTTAACTATTCGGCTCCGTCTTTATATGCTGCTGCGGAATCAATGCGCGACGGCGTCGCCGCTTGTGTCGTGGTTGCGCCTGACTACTGGCAAGGCGGCAATTCAAACAACTACGGCGGGAAGCACGAGGGCCCTAGTTTAATTGCTAGTGATTCTATTAAGGTCGTTAGGTGTCCGGCAGAGACCAACGACCGCTTTAGCTGCGACGATTGCGGCGGGCGGGATAATAAACCTTTATGTGCGCGTGGTGATCGATCATACATTATTGGCTTTACCTCGCACGGTACGGGTAAAAAGGCTGCACTAGATCCAGATCAACAGAAGGGATGCTATGCCGCATATCATCACGTCGCGCTGGCATGGAAGGCCACAAGCCGCATAGATACGACCGAGACCGATAGCGACAAGTTAACAAGGTTTGCCGCATCGCTTCGGACTGGCTCAGTACTTCGGCATCATGTTGCGGGTGACATAGGCAAACAGCCCATTAACTAGCCACTACCTGCAGTAACTGGCCCGCCATTGTGCGGGCTTTTTTGTGCGTGAGTTATTAACAGGGCTTAAGTCCCCAGGAATAAAACAGTTAATCACGCTGGCGCGGGCTACAGCGTCGCTGTTCAATTATTAACCAGCCTGTGAATAACTTTATACATATGTTTAAACTAGTTAAACAAGCCGGCGGCCGCGTTCAAAGCTATAGGTCAAACGTATGGGCTAAAATGGCCAGCTGGCCGCGTTCCTTGCCAATAACCTAGGCCTAGGCCTTGATTAACCAGTTTGATGCGCTGTGAGTCGCGTATGGCGCACAATATTGCGCGGCCATTGGGTCAATAAGCCTGTTTGCTGCAATGCGTTTTCAATCTGCAGCTCGGCCTCCGCAACAAAATTGCGCGGGTATTGGTGCAGGATATCGGGCCAATTGGCCACGGGTCGCGGTCCTTGGGTCGCGGTCCTTGGGTCATCGAGTCGTGTATATTCGCTCGGGTCCTCCTGATATCGGGTCATAAATCCAAGCAAATCAACGACTTATCGCGCCTCGCTCGCTCGGGCCCCGCGTCGCCTGTCGGGGGCTATAGACCATGTTTCTCTCAAATATTTACGTGATATTTTGAACGAGCTTTAACTGTCTTATAAATGCGTGTAATATCGCATATAATAGTTAATCGCGTTCCACGTGAAACATAAATTTTTATTTTTCAAAACCTATGGGTCCCTTATGAATAAAGCCAGTAATCCTGCGGTAGAGGAAAAGACTTTGAAGCTTGAACTGCGGCTCGCGCAGCTTGAGAAGAATGAAGCTTGCCAAGATAATTTTTTAACTTTTGTAAAAGCTATGTGGCCTGAGTTCATTACGGGTAGACATCACAAGATTATCGCGGACAAGTTGGAAAGAGTCGCGAGCGGCGAGCTAAAAAGATTGATCATTAACATGGCACCGCGGCACACGAAGAGTGAGTTTGCGTCCTTCTTGTTTCCTGCGTGGATGATGGGCAAGAATCCGAAGATGAAGATTATACAGGCGACGCACACGACGGAGTTGGCGGTAAACTTTGGACGTAAGACGAAGAACCTTTTGGAGACGGATGCGTATCAAGAGGTGTTTGATACGGTTAAGTTGGCGTCGGACAGTAAGGCCTCGGGCCGTTGGGATACGAGCGCGGGCGGTATGTATTATGCCGTGGGTGTGGGCTCGAACTTGGCGGGACGTGGTGGTGATTTAATTATTATTGACGATCCTCACTCGGAGCAGACGGCGATGTCGGCGGCAGGCTTTGATGATGCATGGGATTGGTACACAGGCGGCCCTAGACAGCGTCTGCAGCCGGGCGGATCAATAGTCATAGTACAAACCCGCTGGTCCGAGAAAGACATGACAGGGCAGCTTATGAGGGCTATGGCCAAGGACCCTTTGGCTGATCAATGGGAGGTGGTGGAGCTTCCTGCCATCTTTGAGGATGGTACGCCGTGTTGGCCTGAGTACTGGAGTCTTAAAGATTTGACCGCGGTCCGCGCATCAATCCCCCCTAGCAAGTGGAATGCGCAGTATCAACAGAATCCCACGGGCGAAGAGAACGCGATTATCAAGCGCGAGTGGTGGAAGTTGTGGGAAAAGCCAGCGGTGCCTCAGTTGGAGTATGTGATCCAAAGTTACGATACGGCGTTTTCTAAGAAGCAGACGGCGGACTATTCGGCCATTACGACGTGGGGGGTGTTTTATCCGAATGAGGGTGGTAGTGGTCCCAATTTAATTTTGTTAGATAGCAAGAAGGGGCGTTGGGATTTTCCTGAGTTGAAGCAGGTGGCCTTAGATTTGTATAAATTTTGGGAGCCTGACACGGTGATTATCGAGGCCAAAGCTAGCGGTACGCCGTTGACTCAGGAGCTTCGTGCGCAGGGCATTCCCGTGGTTAACTTTACGCCGAGTCGTGGCAATGACAAAATAACGAGGGTGCACAGTGTGTCACCTTTGTTTGAGGCGGGGATGGTGTGGGTTCCTGACGAGACGTGGGCGGACGAGTTAGTTGAGGAGGTGGCAGCGTTTCCTAACGGGGAGTTTGATGACTTGGTGGACAGCATGACTCAGGCGTTGATGCGCTATCGTCAGGGCAATTTTGTGCAGTTACCATCGGATGACTGGGAAGAAGAGGCAAACTCTGCTAAAGTGCGGGTGTATTATTGAATTAGGGGTGGTTATGGCAAACGGTACAACAAATGCGGGCTTGATGGATAGAAATGTCCCATCTCAAATGGATATGGCCGATCTGGAGGCTGAATTAGAGTTGTCGCTTCCTGATTCAGGAAATGATGTGATGGCCATGATTAATGCCGAAAATGTCGGAGAAATTGAGATCACCTCAGAAGATGACGGTGGGGTATTGATTGACTTTGATCCCATGGATCAGCGGGGCGAGGCCCCAGAGTTTGATGCTAACCTCGCGGAAGAAATGCCAGAGCGTGAGCTTCAGCGTATTTCGTCAGAGTTGTTAGGTGAGTTTGATGCCAACAAAGCCAGTCGCCAAGATTGGGAAGAAGCTTATTCAAGTGGGTTAGAGCTATTGGGCTTTAACTACGAAGAACGTACACAGCCTTTTCGTGGAGCCTCGGGTGTAACTCATCCTTTGCTGGCGGAAGCGGCCACACAATTCCAAGCGCAAGCCTTTAATGAATTACTGCCGCCTTCGGGTCCTGTCCGCACGGTAGTGATGGGCAAGAGTACGTCTGCTAAAGAGCAGCAAGCGCAGCGCGTAAAGCAGTTTATGAATTACTACATCACTAACGAGATGGACGAGTACACACCTGACATGGATCAGATGTTATTCTTCTTGCCGTTGGCGGGTTCTACGTTTAAGAAAACCTATTACGACGCGACCATTGAACGAGCGGTGTCTAAGTTTGTTCCTGCAGAGAACTTGATTGTTCCGTATGAGACTGCGGATCTTCAGTCGTGCCCCAACATTACGCAAGTAGTGCGCATGGCGTTAAACGATTTACGCAAACGCCAAGTGGCGGGTGCTTATCTAGATGTGGAGGTAATCCCTTCTCAGAAAGAACTAACGTCACTAAGTGGTGAGATGGACAGGCTAGAAGGCCAAGACGCTAACCAGATTGATTATGACTGCACGATCCTTGAGTGCCACGTTGACCTAGACTTAGAAGGTTACGAAGACGAGGACGAGGACGGCGAGTTCACAGGAATTAAGATTCCGTACATTGTGACCATCTCTGAAGACAACGGCAAGGTGCTATCGATCCGTCGCAACTATCGCGAAGACGATTCTTTGCGTAAGAAGATCAGCTACTTTACACACTATAAGTTTTTACCCGGATTCGGTTTCTACGGCTTAGGCTTGATTCATACCATTGGTGGTCTGTCTCGCACTGCGACTTCGGCCCTTCGACAGTTGATCGATGCGGGTACGTTATCTAACCTGCCTGCTGGTTTCAAGGCCCGCGGACTACGGATCAGAGATGACGATGAACCACTACAGCCCGGCGAGTTTAGAGATGTAGACGCGCCCGGCGGTGCCATACGCGACAGCCTAATGCCGCTACCTTTTAAAGGCCCCGACCAAACCCTGTTTCAGTTACTTGGTTTTGTAGTCGATGCCGCGCAACGTTTCGCAACCATCACGGACCTTAAAGTAGGTGCGGGTAATGAGGGTGCTGCAGTAGGCACTACTATGGCGATGATGGAGCAAGGCGCTCGAGTAATGAGTGCGGTCCATAAGCGTTTGCATTATGCGATGCGTCAAGAGTTTAAGATTCTTGCACGGGTAATGTCGGAGAGTTTGCCACAGGAGTATCCGTTCTCAGTTCCCGGCGGAGATGCAACCATCATGCGCGAAGACTTTGATGATCGCGTTGATATCATCCCTGTCAGCAATCCAAATGTATTTAGTCAGGCGCAGCGGATTGTGCTTGCCCAGACTAAAATGCAACTCGCGGCCCAAGCACCAGAGATTCATAACATCCACGAAGTGTATCGTGACATGTATGAGGCGTTAGGTGTGACGGATGTAGATCGTATTATGAAGGCCATTCCAGCGGAAGAGCCCGGCCCTATTGATCCCGCACAAGAGAACATTAATGCTTTAGACATGTTGCCGCTAAAAGCCTTTGAAGGACAAAATCATCAAGCGCACATTCGAGCGCACTTGATCTTTGGCGCAAGTCCCACGGTTAGCGGTATGCCTCAAGTAGCTATGGCGCTTCAAAAGCATATAATGGAACACGTTCAGATTGCAGCGAAAGAGCAGGCCATGGCCGCTTATCAACAGCAAGCCCAACAGGCGGGTGCTAACATTCCTGAAGATCAGCAGATGCTTGCAATAGAAGCATTGACCGCTCAGTTTATTGCGGAAGGTATGCAGCAAGTTAAAGATGCGTCAGCCCAGATATCTGGTGCGGGTGCCCCTGATCCTTTGATTCAGTTGAAGGAACAAGAGATTCAGGCTAAAGTAGCCGATAACGAAGCTGACAATCAGATTGATCAAGCCAAGTTGCAGTTGGATCAACAGAACCAACAGATGCGCTCGGAGCAGTTTGATGAGCGGATTGCAGCACAAGAACGACAAACATCAGCACGTATCCAGTCGGCTATGGATCGTGAATTATTAAAGCAACGCGGAGATTAAAATGAGAAAAAAAACATCGGGTCCTCAAAAAAGAGCCATGGCTTCGGGGACTAAAGGAAAAATACGAACAATAGAAGATGCGGGAACAATGGACAAGTATGTTGCCGAAACTATTGCGGAAGGCAATGCCTTTTACTTACGTCGCGTACCAAAGGGAAAGTAGACTATGAAAAATCGAACTGTAAGAGTAAACGGTGCCCCACCAAGCAAGACGCCAAAGTCAGTCCACTATGCGGACATTAAAGGCCAAGGACGTATTCCTTATGGCAAGACTGCGCCTGCTCCTGTAGCGGGTGGATTGACTGACTTTGCTAACACCCCTCGTAAGATGAAGACTCGTGGCACGGGTGCCGCGATCAAGGGAACAAGCCACATGGGCTACTAAACCTTTTGATGGAGTATTCTAATGTTTAAGTTAGGAAAGAACAGTCTAAACAATTTGGTAGGTGTGGATGAAAGGCTTATTGATATCGCAGAAGTTGCTATTAAGCTATCTAACATTGATTTTGGTATTCCTTCTACTGGTGGGTTGCGCACCGAAGAAGTACAAGCAAAGTTGTTTGGAGATGGTGTATCAAAAGCGGATGGAGTCAACAACAAGTCCTATCACCAAAGCGGAAAGGCGCTCGATGTGTATGCTTACGTCGACGGAAAAGCCTCGTGGGATAAGCTCCACCTTTCTCTTATAGCTGCTTCTATGTTACAAGCCTCGTCTCAGTTAGGGTATGAACTAAAATGGGGAGGCCTGTGGAAATCGTGGCAGGATTACCCTCATTTTGAAATTAGGGATTAACCATGAGTTTTCTAAGCTTTTTGAGCCCTATTGCAAGTCTAGGTAAAACATATCTTGAAGGTAAGAACGAAATTGCTAAAGCCAAGTCGGCAGCGGCTATACTTACTTTGGGTGCCGAGGCGGACGTTAAAGTGGCGGGTGCTAAAGCCGCTCATAAATTAGCGGACGATGGCCAGACACAAGACTTCAATTTGGACCTTGTTGCCATGCAGCAAATGGATAAGTCATTTCTCGACGAGATTATGATTGCACTACTTCTAGTACCTATTGCGGCGTCTTTTTTAGGCTATCAAGTCGAAGTTACCGCAGCGTTTGAATCGTTTTCTTCCATGCCAGACTGGTATCAGTACCTAGTTATTGGTGTGTATGTGGTTAAGTTTGGTATGCGTGGGTTGTTGACTAAACTAATATCAGGCAAGTTAAGTGCTGTAAAACTTAAGTAACCTTTCCTTTTTACTCTATCCCCTGCATATAAGTTATGATAGGATCATATCCAACATTGTTTGATTATATGCGAGGTGTGGATGGACGAAATACAAGTTGCGGAAGCTGTTTTTAGGGTCCTACGGGATAGACGGCAAGGTGTAACGGACTTGATGATTTACGGTAACGTTAAGTCGATGGAACAATATCGTGAGCTTATGGGCAATTTAGAATGCCTCAATCATGTGGAACAGGAACTCAAGAGCCTGCTAGATAAACAGGAGCACTCAATATGAGCGCAGTAGAAAAAAAAGTAGAACCCGTAGTCTATGAAAAGACTGCTAAACAATTAGCCAGTGAGGCTAAAGCAAAAGCTAAAGCAAACGAAGTTGCGGATGAAGCAACTAAACTTGCAGACGCCTACGTGGAAAAACCACGCCTTAACCCTGACGCTATCGGGAAAACTCTCTTAGACAGGATGCCCAACCCTACGGGCTGGCGGATATTAATCCTACCCTATCAAGGCAAAGGTAAATCCGCAGGCGGTATTTTTCTCCCTTCTGAAACGCAGGAGAAAAGCCAAATCTCTACCCAAGTCGGTTATGTACTCAAGCTAGGACCCCTAGCCTATGGAGATGCCGATAAATTTCCAGATGGAGCATGGTGCAAAGAAAAGCAGTGGGTTATGTTCGCCCGTTATGCTGGATCGCGCTT